GTGCTTGGTCTGGTATTACACGCCAGCCAGCCATCGGACACGCAAAAAAAGGGGTATACCAAATTTGTCACTTAAATTCTCGCTCGTGTGTGTGACGTGCGCATAAAAAAACCCTGACAATGCAGAGTAATTAGCTAAAAAGTCCCAGTTCGGTGATGTCGCATACTATATATTATGAATACAGTCAAAATCTAATAAAAACAAATACTTACAGTTATACCCCCGTAGAGGCCACTGGGGGTGGTATACACATGCATATGCAATCCCGACATATTTTGTATATTTTTTACCCTTTTTCTTGTGTTAAATCAATGGCTTACAGGAATAATAGCTTAGTGTTATACCACACCTAGCTACATATGTATTTACCCCCCTGCAGTAAAAGCAAAGCATACTTTTATTATACACCGTATATCGAGTTTGTCAAGTAAAAAATGAATTATTTTGTATTTTTTTTATTTTTTTCTTGACAACCCCTTGATTTGAGTGTATAATAGTAAGAATGGGCAGGTGAACTGTCTACACCTCAACGACATTTAATGCAAAATACAGGGGATGCGAGTTCCAAAGCCCTTCAGCTAAGCTATCTGTAGAGTAACGATGATACTGCTAAAGATACTTTTTATAATAATACTGGCTGCTTAATATGCCCATCACTGCTCCAAAGCTTAGATCTGTAGGAAAACAGTTAACAACCAGTGGTGCTGATATATATGCAGTACCTGTAGGGTTTAGCTCTACCATACGTTCTATATTTATATGTAATATAACAGGAACGGACAGACACGTAACGCTAGATTGGTACGATGGGGCTACGTCTTTCAATATTCTAGGCGAAAAAGTAGTTTCTGCTAATAGTTATCTTAACCTTACGGACATTGATCTGGCCCTTGCAAAAGGCAATAAGATAACTGGTTTAGCAGAGGCTAATAGTGCAATAGAGATAATAATCTCTGTAAATGAATACTACACACCTCACGATGCGTAAAAGGAGCATGAGTTATGGGATCTAATCCAACAAAAGCGTACAGAGCCAGCTTAATGAATAAGTTGATTAACATGGGCATAAACACCAGCGAAGAGGCGTATAAAGCAATGCAATCTGCCCCTACGGAAAGTCTGGAAAGAGTTTTACGTGCAGCTATGGAAAAGGCAGATAGGTTTGGATCTCAGGAAACAGCGTTTACGCAAAATATGATAATAGGCGACAAGAAACAGATAGGCGGTCCTATCGGTACGAATGAAAAACAACCCCTAGAACAAGGTGCGCTAGGCCAAATGTACAAGGGTGGTGGAAAGATAAAGAAAAAGAAGAAGACGAAGAAGAAAATGGGTCATGGTGGCAAGATGAAAAAAATGTATGCAAAAGGTGGTGGCATACGTAAACCAACAATGGGGGTAAACTAATGGCAATGGACGAAGCAAAGCGAGCTGAACTTGAAGAAATGCTTGCAAAGGCTAAGGAGATGGACGGAGATTTCTGGGGTGTTCTAAAGGATAATATGATAAGAGACTTAAAGAAAGACCTTGCAGGCAATGCAAGGGGAGGAAAAATAAAGAAATCCTATGCAAAAGGCGGTGGTGTACGTAAACCCAGGATGGGTGTAGACTAATTTAACAATAGTTATATACGAGGAGTAAAGAAAAATGGGAAAGTTTAAAGATAGGGAAACAATACCCTACACATCAAAATTTTTATATACAGCAGCAGATAGAAAAAAAGTTAAAGCTCTTGAAGGTGGTGGGGAGAGAATGGGAACTCCTAGTGTTGCTAAAAAAAGACAACAAAGAATAAGAAAAATTAATAAGGATTTAAAAGCAAATATAAATAAAATTAAAGAGAATCCTAATTTTACTGGAAAAACTCAAAGTGAGAGAATAGAAGAGTTAAGAGATGCTGCAAAGCAAGACAGAAAAGAAGTTTATGCAAAGTATGCAGAATCTAAAAACCTATTGAAAGATCATGGAATGAGAGCACCTAAAGCTAGAGGGTTCGATACACTGAGGGCTGGTGGGGGAAAGATAAAGAAAACCTACGCAAAAGGCGGTGGTGTACGTAAGCCAGCAATGGGCGTAAACTAGTTTGGCAAAAGTACAGAACAGCAAGGGAAAATACTCTCACTCAGCAACCAAGGGACTTAGAGATCCAGAACTGGTAAAGCTGTGGAAAAACAGACAAAGCAGATTGTACTCTATAGCAAGGGGCGTAGTGTCTTCCAAGTACGTTCTAGAAGAAGGAAAAAATGGCTAATCTACCCTCAACAAAAAAAGAACTGACAGAAATGCAGGAAACCTTTGTAGATCAGCTTCTTTCCAATGGCGGTAACGTAACCGAAGCTATGGAACTTGCTGGCTATAAGCCATCTTCTAGGCAGTGGCTGGTAAAGTCTGTAAAGGACGAGATAGTTTCTCGTACAGAGCATCTTTTAGCCCTGAGTGCTGCGAAGGCAGCGCAAAGGCTTATCAATACTATTGATGACGATGGAAGTGAACCTAGATCTGAAATACGCCTAAAGGCAGCAGAATCATTGCTAAACAGAGTAGGGCTAGGCAAGAAGGACACCGTACAGCACAACGTAACTGCAGTGCATGGTGTAGTTCTTCTTCCCTCAAAGAAACAGGCAGAGGAAATAATCATTGAATCAGACGAGTAAGTTTGCAAATGTTCTACGAAAGAGTATGAGCACCAGCTACACAAATAAGCCACCTGTAGCTCTTGCACCTATAAAATTCAATATAAACCCTGCTAACGTAAGAATGTTGCTTAACTTTCAGGAAAAGAAATACGCACGAGGCGGTGGAATTAGAAAGGTACGCTACTAATGAAATTTAATCCTTTGGAATTTATGAAAAAAATACTTTTGTTTATCTTGGGCTTGTTAAAGAAGTTACGAGACTGTTTGTGGAGCTTATTAGCAAAGTGGGTATCTAAGCTAGATACATGGATATGGAACAAACGCTGGAACAAAAACCTAAGAAACGAGGACGACCAAAGCTAGAAGAGGGACAAAAGGGAAGGTACAACCTTTCACGTAAGCAACGAGTTAAGCTAAAAGCACAAAAGAAACAGACAACAGCACGAAGAAAGAAAGCTAAGTCTGACGAAGCTAAGCTAAAAAGAAAGCTTGAAAGTCCTACAGCTAGTAAGTTACTCGACCAAGATGAGATAAACTCTGCACCAAAGTCAGTGCAGAACGTAGTAAAAGATAGGTCGGAGGTGATATTTGAACCTAACGAGGGACCTCAGACTGATTTTCTTGCTTCCCCTGAGCGTGATGTTTTCTATGGTGGGGCTGCTGGTGGTGGGAAATCTTACGCTCTTATCGCTGATCTTCTTAGGTATTGCGATAACCCCAATCATCGTGCTCTTGTTATTAGGCGCACTCTTGATGAGCTTACTGAGCTTATTAATAAAAGCAGGGAGTTTTACCCTAAAGCGTTTCCAGGTGCTGTTTTCAAAGAAGCCAAGTCAATGTGGCAGTTCCCATCAGGAGCAACAGCATGGTTCTCGTACCTAGACAAAGACAAAGATGTATCGAGGTATCAAGGACAGTCGTTTACGTGGATAGGAATTGACGAGATAACACACTATCCTACTCCTTATGTTTGGGAGTATCTTAGATCTCGTTTACGTACTACAGATCCAAAGATTAATGTGTATATGAGATGCACAGGAAACCCAGGATCGGTAGGAGGATGGTGGGTCAAGAAAATGTACATTGACCCTTGTGAGCCAAATAAGCCATTTGCAGCTACGGATATTGAAACAGAACAGAGGCTAGTATGGCCTGATTCGGCTCCACCAGACAAAGCAGGTAAGCCCCTGTTTCTTCGTAAGTTCATACCAGCGAGGCTTACCGATAATCCCTACCTCATGCAGAATGGCGAATACGAAGCCATGTTGAGGTCGCTCCCAGAAGTAGAACGAAGAAGACTTCTAGAAGGGGATTGGGACGTTGCTGAGGGAGCAGCATTCCCTGAATTTTCAAGATCGGTGCATGTTTGTGACGCAGCTACAACTCAGATACCTACCAACTGGATACGCATACGTGCTGCCGACTATGGGTATTCTTCTCCATCTTGTGTTCTTTGGGGTGCAGTAGATTGGGACGACAACCTTTGGGTGTACAGAGAGTTCTACGGAAAAGGGCAGACCGCAGAGAATTTAGCAAATATTATTGCTAACTTTGAAGGTGAAGATCCTGGAATGTACTACACTGTGCTGGACGCTTCTTGCTGGAACAGAACAGGC